AAATCTCTGATTTCTTGCTCAAATGACTCTCCAAGCCAATAATCCTCAAAAGAAGGCGAGGGATAGAAAGCACCAGCAGCAGAAGCCAACTGCGGATTAGTATTGAGAACTTTACGAATATGATTTGGGCTATCGTCATCTATATTTACAGTAATTACTTTTTCGCCGTTAGTGTCACCGTTAATTACAAGCTTGAAATCTCCGCTAGCGTCACTCTCTATGAGAGTCGAAGAAGCTTTTACAGCATCAGCGGTAGCAGCAGGCCCAGCCAAAGCACCAGAAAGCTGCACAGAGCCACTCTGTACATAAATAACAGCAGCCAACTCCATTGCGAAAGACCCGGTAAATTCTCCATTGGAAGAAGAAGGGGCGATAAATAATCCATATGCACCACCCGCAGTCGCGCCGTTTGAAAGAGCTATGTTATTCGTCTTCCATCCAGCAGCAGCAGCCGGTGTTGATCCGGCAGCGGCAGAACCAACAGATGTTTCTTGCCCCAAAAGGCGAACATAAGTCAAAGGTGCTACATTTGCATTTAAAAACGCTTTTGCTGCGTAGGTACCGTACATTGGAGACTGATAATTACCGTTTCGGTAAACATCACCCCCTCCGCGACCCTTTCCGGGTACAGTATCACCAAACATCTCAACAAACTCAGAATAAGACTGAACTTTGATTGGCTGCATCGCTAGCCCTCTGGTCGAACGACCAATAACGACAGGTCCGATAGCGTCGGCTCCCTGTGGAGTGTAGGAATTATCAATCTCATTGATAAAAACTCCAGGCGATACAAATTTAAAACTAGTAACTGGCATTATTTAAAAACTCCCTTTATATACAACTTTATAGTTGCCCTTGTAATCATATTTAAATAGTAAGTCAGGAGCCAAAAGGGTGTTTTTTAAGTTTTCTCAGGAAGTGATTTTGAAAAAACCTTCATCATCTTCTTTTACGGTGCTTTCCATTGGGAAAGTTATTTCAACAAAATTCTCTTCTACTTTAACTAATTGCCTGTCGTCGTTTTCGCCTTCTCCGATTAAATACCCCAAAACCCTAATAGTAATATCAGTTGTATACATTCTGTTTTCTTCGGCCAAATTGGCTACATTGTTGCTTTGTGCAAAGTTCTGCTCAATAAAAGCCTCGTATTTGTGACCATCTCTATTTAAAATAAAAGAATTTATCTGACCAGTTCTGGAAATGAATGGAGTGACCAGTTGATTCATCTGCTGTTGATATTCAGTCTTGATTGAAATTTTATATTCTATATTTACATAAACTGGTATCGGTATTGAAAGAGTTTGGATGACAATCTTTTTATTTATTCTCGGATAATACTTTTGTCCTGTTCCTGATGTGTAGTTGGTTCTTCTGGTATTTTCAACGACTGCAAAGTTTCGTGTTTTATCTTGTACAACTCTTTTCGCAATCACAACTCTTCCTGATCTTCCATCTTTACTATTAGAAAAAGTGTGTGCTTGATAAGAGCCTTTTCTGGTAGGGTCTTTTGTGATTGTCGTTCTTTCAATGCTAATCAATGGAAGTTTAAATGCGCCGTCAATATCTCTCAAATCTTTATCATTTTTAATTTGAAAAGAACGCTCCGGAGACTGCCAAAGAACAGGCACTTTTTTCCAGCCCTCATTGGTGGTCGCTGCCAGTTTTAAATCGTCTGTAAGCCATTCTGTGATAGAATAATCAATGGTTTCAATCGTAGATGAGAGCATGCCAATCTCTGAAAGCTTTAAATCGGAATTCGGAGGTAACATAGCAAAATCAAAATTCTTAGGTAGCATCAAACATCCCCTTTCTAGCTCTCTTACATGTGGCGACTATCTCAAATTCTTCCCCGGCTTGACCAAATAATAGTTTTGGCTCTGACAGTTTTACTATCTCATGATAGTTTCCATTATATAGTACGAAGTCTCCTTCGCGTACATATATATTTTGATCTTCCTCTAAACGTCTTTTGTGAAAATGCACATTAATTTCCCAAGCTTTATCAATTCCAGCGCCTTCCAAATAGACAGTTTCGAACTGTGTATATTCCACTAACGCATAAACTCTTATTGGCGGCAAATATGTTTTCTCAATTGCTTCGCCGTATAATGGGTGAAAGTTGGTAGTACGCAAATCAATTGAATAATAAACAATCTGCTGACCAATTATTTTTTCGATAAGTTCGTCGTTGACTTGCTTAACTAAGTCTCTTTCTTTTTTACCTAAAAATAATGGAGGAGGGGGTGCTGCTGGTCTAGACCATTTGTTATCTTCTGACATTTATTTAACCTCTAAAATACTTTGACAGGATTGCTTCAAGAGCATCGTGCATTTCATTTTCCAATTGTATTGCTTCTTCTTCTGATATATCAATATTCATTGGTAAACGAACTCTTACACCAACAACGTTATCTTTTATTTCCATGTCATAGAAGGAACCCGGCGTAAGGCATTTACGCTCTTCATCTGGTTTTTTAATATAATCTCTCCAGTTTTCTATTAATAGCTTCATCTCTATTACCCCACGAAGATTGGAAGAGGAGAATGTTTAAGCGTTTGTGCAGTTGCTTCTGTTGTTTCTGCATCGATTTTAGCTAGTTCATTATATTTTATCTTATCTATAATCTCTTTCAACTTATCCTTTAAGTTCTGTTGCTCTTCTTTGGCTTGAGATAACAGTTCTGAATGATTCAGTGTTACACTTTCACCAGGAATAGGCATTGTGGTAAACTTTCCTCTGATCTGGCCTAGCATTTCTTTACACAACGCTAAAGCAAACTTGCGGATCCACTGTTTACCGATTGCATTAATATTTTCATACGGAAGATTATCAAAAGGTAGTGTGTTGAAGTTATTTATTCCAGTCACCCCATCGTCGTAATTAGCATTTGTCTCCCATCCATCTGTTTTGTCTACATAAAAGTTGACCCACATGCGATCTTGATGACCGTCAAAGCCATAGTTGCCGGGAGTAGGAAACAATCTAAGCTTATTGTCTTTTATTTCATATGAATAATGAGAAGTTCTTGTATATATTGAATCCTCATACATTATTGCTTGCAGTTTATTTTGCCATGTAGGAATAACTTCAAATGTGGAATCGTCAGCGAACTGACCATAAGTTGAATAGTTGCCGACAACACCGACTCCTCCATAATATCCGTAAAAACGCCACATCGCTCTGGGAGAAATATAATTGACTTTTGTAATTATTACTCTCTTATTTCCTACAACCCCAGAAAAGTCAACAGCATTACCACCATCATCCAAACCGGTAGCTGAAGCTCCGGATATAATAGTCTGAAGATCATAATCTTGTTGATTTTTAATCGGCTTAAAACTAGCTGAATATATCGGTATTGTTCCGCCAAATCCAGCATCTGTTGCAAGAGCATCGCCAACTTTTCTAGCATAGCTGAACTGAAATCTAGGATATGCTAGATTTACATTTTCTGGACCCGTTAACCTTTCTCCTCTGTGGTCGAAAGTTCCCGTCGTTTGACCCAAAACATCTGATAACATATTCTCACTTTGATGCAAGTTGACAATATATGAATATTCTAAGCATGCCTCTTCGTAAGCTGCATACACATTTGATGGCGTTAACTCAATATCGACAACATCGCCACCAAGCTTTCTATAAACGAAGTTTACTTGTGTGGCTGCACCAGTTAAAAATTCCGCAGATGATGTATACATGCCATATGGCAATGTAGCAGCAACATCGGCGGGATCTCCAGTTTGTGTTAAAATGATTGTACTGGTTTGAGATACCGGGGTAATATCTGGCATTGACAAGGTTTCCTATAGATGGTATAATTCTATAGTAAGTAGTTTTAGAATTACAAAAACCTATTCTTTACTTTTTGTAGTTACCTTCTTGCGCGCTGTAGTTCTTGTGCGTCTTTTTTTGACTGGCTTCTTTTTTGGAATGTCTTCTATAACCGGCTCTGCCTTCACTTCAATAACTGGTGGAGGTGCTGGTTTTGTTTCTATAACCGGTGCTGGCTCCATCTTGACTTCGACAGTCGGCTCTTTTACCTCTTCTGTTTTATACAAATGACTATGCTTTCTGCCGAATTTGGTTTTAGCGGCTAATACTCTTCTTTTCTTACCCATCTTATGCTCCGTTGTTAAATGGTTATAGAAGTAAATAGTTTGGTATAAAAAAACCCCCCAATCCGAAGAAAGGGGGGGGTGACACCTTTAAAATATTTAATTTGCTATTAAATCGCGTTAATAATTAAATAGTGAACTTTAACCGCTGTGGCACTCGATGCCTGTGCAGAGTCGGTATTAGCGACAGTAATTTTAAAGCTACCATTCGCGTGTGTGTGAGAAGCACACACTAATTGTGTATTATCTGTTGTATTTTCATCTTGCATAGAAAGAAGAATAACAGAAGTGGTCTTGGCGACACTATTAGTAACAACAAATTCAATGTTTTCATCGGCTGCAATTGCAGTAGCATGCATTGTGATAATCCCACAATGGCCATTGGCAGTCACACCAGTGATAATGCTCGTTCCTTGAGTAACATTGGTATGTGTCATCTCAAGACCTTTAGTGGCGGAACTAATTTTTAATTTGCCATCAGAGATTGTGCAATTGCCGGCAGTAACAGTTACACCCAGATCTGAAATCAGCGAGTTAACTGTAACGTCGCTACCTTCTAGATCTAGTGCTCTATCTAAATTCTCCATTAGAGCTTCCATTCTTGCAAGCCCGACTCGTTTTGTACCCATAGTTAAGAACCCTCCCTTTATAATCATGTTCTGATACTGGTTTATTTCAGCAGTACGCAGAGGTAGCTCAATAGTCTACCCAATAACTAGGTTGAATGTTTTGTCCATTCAAACATAAATAGTCAATCGTTTTACCTTAAGCACATATAATAAAAAACCCGCCCCTAATAAAAGGAGCGGGAGTTTATTGGGTGCTATCCTAAAGTTTAGGAAGTAGCGCCGGCCTCACCAAGAAGACCGCGAACAATGACCAAGCCATACATATCTGGACGAACCATCTTCTTCGCATAGCGGGTCATGACACCCTTGCGTGGTACGAAGTCTTCTGGTCCGAAGATTGTTGGAGTGGTCTGGAGCGGTACGTATGGTGCGTATACATAACCAGACTCAAGGAAACTGGAACCTCTACGACCGATAAGAATGACGTTGCGCAAGAAGTATGGGTCAACGATAACGTCGAACTTCTTGGACAAGGAGCCAACCTGCACAGCGCCGATTGAACCAGTCTCTGCATCAGCAGTTACCGAAGCGCGGAAACCAGCGGTGAACTCAAGAACGTTTGCGACCTCTGG